TATTCGATCGTTCATCGGCGATGACGGCGCGACAGCGCTCGGCACGCGTTTCAGTATCCGACTCGCCTCGCGCACGCGACGCGTTTTCGAGCAATGCGCCGACGACAATGCTCTACCGTTACCTCTAGTGATCTTGTTTTTAGTCGCCTTGGGCAAACCGATATTCGCGAAAAAATATAATACCGAAGAGATGATACAGATGGTTGCGAAGCAATTTCAGAAATCATAAAGCAAAGATTGCTTTAGCCCCGGCGGCATGCTATGCCGCTACCATGAACGGAAAAGATCTAGCCCGCTGGCGGGCCACCATCCTCGGCGAAAATGTCTCGCAACGCCAAGCCGCCGAACGGCTCGGGTTGAGCCTGCGCATGTATCGCTATTACGAAGTCGAAAGTTATCCGATTCCCTTGTCGGTGCGGCTCGCTTGCGCCGCGATCGAGCGCGGGATTGCCGACTATCACGGCCCAAAAAAGGGGAAATAGCATGGCCTTCGGCGTGCCCCACCTTCGGCCCGTCCGTAACAGCGATGGGACCACGCGCTACTACTGGCGACCCGCGCCGGCGCTCGAGCGCGCCGGTTGGAAGAGCAGTCCTGTGCCCGATAGGGACGCGCTTGCCGCCTGCACGACACCCGACCAAGTATTAGCCGCCGCGATCACCGCTGCCAAAGCGATGAACGAAAAAGTCGAGGCTTGGCGCGCGCAAGGCACCGCCGCGCCGAAACCCGCTGCGCGCAAAGATCTCGCCAGCGCGACGCTCAGCGCCGCGATCGAGCGCTACAAGAGCAGCCTCGGATTCAAGCAACGACCCGAGCGGACCCGCGATGGCTATCTCAAAGAATTAAAGATCGTCGAGGAATGGGCCGGGTCCGAGCACGTCGCCGAAATCACGCGCGTCGCTTTCGAGGATTTCATGCTCGAATTGATCGATGCCGGGCGCCGCGGGCGGGCGCGCAACTTCGCGCGCATGCTGCGTATCGTGTTGAACTATTGCGTCGCGCACAAGATCGGCGGCTTGACCCAAAACATTGCGCTGAAACCCGGTATCGAAATGTCACCGCCGAACGGCCGTATCTGGCCGATCGAGGCGGTCAGGCTCTTCGTCGAAACCGCCGACCGGATGCAGCTGTGGAGCATGGGCACCGCCGTCTATGTCAATCATTGGCTCGGGCAGCGCGAGGGCGATGTCATAACCTTGAAGCGCGCGATGCTGCAAGACGGGAAGCTACTGTTGCGGCAGAGCAAGACCGATCAGTCGCTCAGACTGCCGCTCGAAATGATCGGCAACGTCGCGTTGCGGATCGATCAGGAGCTCGAGCGGCGGGTTAAGCGCAACATCATCAACCCTCATTTGATCTGCGCCGAGAGTGGCATCGATTACAGCTATTGGAATTTTCAGCGCGTATTCGTGCAGGTCCGCGAGCAGATGATCGCCGACATGCTGACCGCGAAAGGCTGGTACTGGAAGCAAGACAAGACGGACGCGAGCGATGAAGGCTGCTGGTGGCACGACGCCAAGGCAGGCGACTTCAAGCGGCTCCCCGGCTGGCGCGCGGCGCTCGCCGGCAACATGGCGGCGGCGGCGCGCGACGACATGGCCTTTCCGATCGATTGGGATTACCACGGCCGCCGGCTGCTGCCGATCGAGGATCTGTGGTTCATGCACCTACGCCACACCGCTGTTGTCCGGCTCGCGACCGCGAACGTGAGCCCGATCCTCATCAGCAAGATCACCGGGCATACCCTCGTCAGCGTCAACGCCATCCTCGAGCGCTACCTCGTCGGCACCGACGAAATGGTCAACGAGGCGCTGCGCCGGCGCATGGAATACGAGCGCGCCAAAGGCACCGATTTCTAGCGGCGGCCGCGCTCCAAAGGCTTCGTCTTTTTGCGGGCGGGCGGCCCGACCATGCCCCCGGGTCCGGCCTTGCGCGCGTCCATACGCGCGGCGAGCCAAGCGAGAATTTCAGCCTCATCCCACGCAATTGTGTTCTCGCCAAGACGAACGGGCGCCGGAAATTTACCGTCGCGCACCAGGCGCCAGATGTGCATGCGCGAGAACGGGATCGAGTAAGGCGATCGGGCGAGCTCTGGTAAACGCAAGAATATCATTACGAAGGCTCTCCCGGTTGGCGGTGACACGCCATCGTGCATGCACGGCGTTACACGCGGAGACAGGTATAGGGGACCGTTCGCTGATCGTCACGTCACCCCCGCCGGGCCGTTCCCAAAATTGCGAAATCAAAAAAAGTGACACGAGTGACATTTAGTGACACGTAACGACAGGAAGCCTGTCTTATCGTCCCTTATATTTCAAAGGGTTAGTGGAGGCCGGACCCGGAATCGAACCGGGGTGCGAGGATTTGCAGTCTCGCCACTATCTAACGATTTCAACGCGTTGTAACCGCTGATTTTTACCCAAGTTGGGTAAAGCATTGATTTGTCGTTACCGAGGTTTTGCGAGATTGAGGGAGTCCTGGCAGGCGCGCCACACCCGCAGCGCGTGCTTGGATGTCGGGATCGATCTGCGCGCGCGAGCGTGTCCTCGATCTCGTTCAAACGGGCGAGGCTGAGCTTGCCCTCGGCGTCGAGCGAATAGCCCAGGACGGTGCCGCAATAGAGGCAGATGGAATAGTCGCCCGGCTTGGGCGCGTCGGCGGTGCCGTCGACCGCGATGTAGCCGTTGCCGATACGGCCGCAGCACGGCATCAGCGGGTCGCTCTCGAGCTTGCCCGAGTGCAATTCAGGGAGCCGTCGCTGTCCCCATGATCCTTTCGCCATCGCGCTTCTCCACCCACGAATGGCACAGCGCGCAATAGCGCTGCTTGATGTCCTCCGGGTGATAACTCATCACCCCGCAAGGCAGAAAGCGAATGGTCACGAAACCGCGCTCCACGACGATCTCATAGCAACTGCGGCTTGGATCGGCACAGGCCAGCCAGCGCGGCGTCATAGCGGCTCGCCCTCAATGAAGCCGAACGCGCCATAGCCGTCGATCGCCACGACATAGAGATCGTGCCAGCCTGCCGGGTCGTCGCGCTCGCGATAGGGCATGACGCGCAACATGCTGTTGTCGACGGTGATGCCGTAGGGGTTAAGGATCTTATTCGCATGGGCGAGCAGCTTCGCCCGGCTCTCGATCCGTATCTCCGTCGCCAGCGAATCCTCGAGGCGCCACCGATATTCTCGGAACCGCATGCCGGCGATCCTACCACCAGGCGCGGGCGCCCGTCACGCCGCCTTGTTGGGCGGGTCGTTATCGTAGTCGCCGGCCGCTGCCTTCTCGGCCAAGGCTTGCAGCTTGCGATGCAATGCCACCTTGGGCGCCGAATAGATCGTGTTGCCGAAATCGTGAAACTGATAGTTGCGCGCTTCCATGAGGAGCGCCTCGAAACGCTAAACGGCCGGGTCGCTGTTGTCGTTCCTGCTGGACGTGTTTACTGGGCATTATGGCGCAATCGGCGGCGACGCGGCCGAATCATCATCTCCAAGATGCGGATAGATCGCCGACAAGATCACGTCGAATGTTTGCTGATCGCATTGGTTCGGAACAGTGAAAGGATAGTTGAGTTTAGTCATCCATCGGGACGCCGTAGCGTAAGTGCCAACCTTGTGGCACTTACGCCGGGTCAATTGCCGCTCGACATACTCGGTGAGCAGGAAAGACGGAGGCATACCACTAAGCCGCGTCCTTCGCGCTCACGAGATAAACTTCACGTTCTCCAGGAAACTGCTTCTGAACGTCCTCAATAGTTGGTAGCCAAGTTACCTCATCGGCGCGAATTCGCTTGGCCTCCCAAAGCAAATCGCGGACGACGGCCGGGATATCAGCGCAGATCGCCTTCAGGTCCATGCCGCCAAGTTGTAGCCCAGGCAAAGCGGGACTGTGGACGTGGTAGTACCCGTCCGCCCGTCGGTCAAAGAGTAGTTCGATGCGATATGATGCCATAATTACCTTCCCCCAAGGGACTCGAATCGAGCCCCTTGTCAAGGGATTTTACCAGATTAGCGGTAAAATTTTGTTACTTATGGGGGTCGATTCGGATTCCAAAAAGACTCAAACGGCAGGTCCAATTGGGCCGACTCGTTTGTCCCGCGCCGATGATGCTTCCGGTGTCTATCAGCCCGCCCGCGCTTCTTCTCTCCGTCCGCGACCTGTCAAGTGTAACGTCGCCTATTTTAGACGGTCGGGATTTCCGGCTGCGGCAGGGCGTCTGTCGGCGGATAGGCGCCGCCCGCATCGAACGCCGCGAGCACCGCCGCCCACACATCATCACGCCACGCGGTAAAGGCACCAGCCTGACGCCTCCAGAGATCGTTCGCGGATGTGACATAGCTGCACGCGGCGACTATGCCCGAGTAATTAAACTCGCGCGCCGTCGCATCGAGCCAGCTTTGCACCGTGACTGCATAAGCATCGTCAGCGCGATGCGCGGCGATCGCTTCCGCTTGCGGCGTCACGCTGTCGAGATCGGCTTGCGTCGGCTGCGGGCCGAGTGTGTCGGTGTTCCACATGCCGATCTGCGGGCCGTCGCCGTGATCGACCAAATAATAGTCGACGTTGTTCACGCCGAATTTCACTTGCGACGCGAGCCACGCTTGAACCTGATCGTTGAGTGTCATGGTTTACGGTCCCAAATAGAAAATGCTAAGCCTGCAAGGAGCGGAATTACCAAAGAAGGTTGGTGCGCCCGCGCTAACCTGAACATAAGGCTCGATATAATCGGTCGTGCCGTTCATCGGGATGATGGCGTTCGCCGAACAAGCGTTAATGGAAGGCAAGAAATTTGCGCCATTCGACGACACGCCTTTAATATCCTTGGCGCCCCCGTTCAAAAAAATGCCGACATAAAAACTTGTGACGGACCCCACGGTGTTATCGCCAAGAAAAGCATTCCACGAAACGAAATACTGACCTGGCCGTTGCGGCTTATAGGCAAGGCCATTCAGCCACCAACCATGAGAATCGTAATACACATCCGTTAAGCCGGGTCTTACCCACGTGCCGGCGCTGACCCCGGCGTTCGCGCCCAAAAAGGTTGTCGATAAAACCGGCGTCGACACCCATCCCATCGCCTCGGCGATCTCAGGCGGAACCGAAGTGACTGTCCAAATTCCCTGCGCGGGCGGGACGACCTGCCCCGACAAGACGATGGTTTGTTGCGTGCCCTTAGCGCACGCCGGAATGACCAACGGCGCCGCATTGGTGAAGGATGCCGTTGGTGCAACTATCGCATCGCTTCCCGCTGCCATAATCGTGCATGTGGCCGTCGTGTTCGGCAGCAAGATCGCCAGACACATGCCCGGCGCGACAGCCGGCAAATTCCAAATATGATTGCCGCCCGTGCCGGTATATTCGTTGATCGCATCATCGATAGCCGTGTTGGTGGGCGATGCGGCCGTTTGATTGTACCTGGTCAGCGGTGCCAGCCCATTGAGCAGCGTCCCGTTCGCGGCAAGCCGTGTCCCGAGATTAAGCCGCTGCGCGCTCAGCGTGCCCTTGACGATCTTCGTGGCGTCGATCGGCGCCCAGATATAATCATCGGCACCAATCGCCGTCAGCACGCTATCGGCATCGCCGGCGGCCGGTGTTGGTACTTGGCCCGTGCCGGCGATCGCCGAGTCGGTATAGCCCTTCGCGGCGGTCAGGGTCGCGGCATCGCCGGCATCGGTATAGATCTTGCTCGCGGCATCGCCGGCATCGCTATGGTTGTTCGCTGCGGTCAAGGTCGCGGCGTCGCCGGCATCGGCGTGATTGGTCGCGGCGGCGTCGCCGGTATCGATGTAGCTCACAAGCGAGTTGACGGCGGTATTGAGGAAATCCAAATTCACGGCATCGCCAACGGCGACCGGCGCGAGAAGGTTTTCGATGCGGTGTCCCGTGCCATCAAAGGCGGTGAGGTCCGTCGCGAGCAGCAGCGCGGTGCGCATCTCATAGCCCGAGCCGTCCGATTTCACGACCGGCACCATGCCGGCAGACTCCGGACTCGCTTGCGGCGGCAGATCGCCGCTCTCCGTGAACAGGCCCGCATCCAATTGCTGCGCGATCATGGTCAGGCGGTCGAGCTCGAGATTGAGCGTCGACGCCGGGATCGCCGCATCGTCGATGAAGGCGACCGGCTGCGTGATCGGCAGGATGCGCGCAATCTGAATCGTCGCGACCGGCACCGCCGGCGCATTGTTGAACACGACCGCGCCGCCGGCGGGATAACCGCCCGTGGTCGCGTCCGGCGCGCCGGTAATGTGATAGTCGTAGGTCGCGCCGCCATTGAGCGCCGGCGGCGGCGCGATCGCCTGATCGTTCGCGTCAAAGAGCAACACACGCAGATCGGTTTGGGCGATGAAGGCTTGCGGATAGGGGAATGTTGTCGTCGCGCCATTGGCGGGATAGGTGTAGATGACGGTTGGATTTGTGACGGTCATGGTTCACCTCACCGCTTGAGTCGGCCGCAGCCAATATTCGCGGCCTTGCTGTTGCCGCTGTCGTTGCTCGAGGCGGCGCAAATAGCCGGGGTTCAACGCCTCTTCGACCTGATACGCGAAAAAGTAATTCAGCGCGGCGCGCGTATAGAACATGTTGATAAACGGCATGTTGTCCAGCGCGGTGCGGAAGAGCTCGGGCGGCACGTCCTTCGCCTTGCCGCTCTTAAGATCGTTCCACATGTCGACGATGGTTGACGCGCCGGTGCCGAGCACCGGGCCGGCGAGGCTTTCGGCAAAGCTATGCCCGAATCGGCTGTATTCGCCGAACAGGTAATCGCCGAGGATGCCGAAGCCGCCGCCTTGCGCCATCGCCGCGCCCCATGTCGCCATCGATGTCGGGTCGCGCGGCTGCAAGCCCTTGCTGAGATCGCTCAGCACCATGCGCATATAGCCGAACACCGTCGCGGCAAGCGCCATGTGAACGATACCGGCGATCGTGCCGGCGGTGCGGCCGCTGCCGCCATTCCATTCGCGCCCGAATTGCTGGCGCACGACCGCGACCGGCCACGTCTTGAACTGCGCCAGGAAGCGCAGCACTTCGCCGGCCGCCGAGCCCGGCCGCGTACCGCCCAGGAGTAGCGCTTTCTCGAACACGCCGGGCGTGACGATCGAGCGATCGGCAATATCGTGGAACATGAGCGCGAGCCGCTGCGCCAGATCCTCGCGCGCCGCCGGCTTGATCGCGTCGTCGGTCATGCGCCGCGCGAGATCGGGCGTGACGAAGCTGCGGCCGTCGATGCTATGCGGGTCTTGCGCCTGGCGCAGCTTTTCCCATTCCGCGGGCTTGATGCCGTAGACGCGCAAGCTGCGCTGTGTCTCTTCGGGAAGCGCCGCGAAGTTGCGATCGATCATGCGGCCAAGGTGGCGCGACATCACATAGGACGCGCCGGTCTTTTGCCCATCGATCAGGTAGGTGAGGCCGGTCCATTTGAAATACGTGCCGGCAACCTTCGATAGTGTGCCGGGCAGCGTGTCGTCGGGATTGAAGCGCGCGAGCAGATCGCGTTGCATGCCCTCGACGCCGGCGGTCAAGAGATCGGTGAGCTCGCGTGTCTCGCCACTACCGCGGCCGCGGAACAGCGACGCGATCGTGTCGCTATAGCCTTGCAGCAAGCCGACACCGTGATAGCGAAGCTCAAACGGTTTCGTCCACAGTACCGAAGCCAGATGCGTAAACGCCACGCCGCCGAGCCGCGCCGTCGATTGCAGCAAGCGGGCCGTCGACGCGACGCGCGCGCCGAGCTCGTTCGCCGGTATGTTGTTGGTGCCGTCGAGATAGCCGAATTCATTGGACATGAACCATTCTTTGCTGCGCAGCGCGAGCGCCTTCGCCGGACTCTTGTCGCGCCATGTCTCGCGAAAGAACGCAAGATCGTTGTCGAATTCGGCACGCGGATTGGTGCCCCACATTTTCATGAGCGCGGTCGAGCGCGCGGCGCGATCGAGTTGTGCATTGACCTGATCGATGATCGAGGCGGTGCCGAATTCCTTTTGATAGGCGAGCCAGTGATCGGCATCGAGCCAATGTAATTCGCGCTGCTCGCTCATGCGCTTGGCGAGATTGCCGGGTCCGTTGAACGCGGGATCTTTGAAGCCGCGGAATTCCTCGGTCATGTGAATGCCGGTCGAGAGCCCGCCATAGACGCCGCGCAAGAATTTCTCGGGATCGGCGATGCCGCCGAACGTCCGGTCCTTATCGAGATTCTGTAGTGCCGTCTCGCGCCATTGGTCGTAACCGGCCTTCAAAATCGCGTTGGCATCGTGCGCGGTGCGCGTGACATAGCCGGCATAGTCGTCGATCCACGCGCCGGCATCGTTGAGCGCCTGTTTTGCCACTTGCTGCCAGCGTTGCACGATCTTAGCGATCGCCAGCCCCGGCGCGCTCTTGGTGATGCCCGGCTGGCCGTTCTTGCCCTTGTTGAGCTCGGCGAGCTCGTTGACCCATTCGCGCTCCACCTGGCCCGAGCGCGCGACGCCGAAGAGATTTTCTTTCTGCAATTCTTGCGTCAGGCCGCCGGTCCATGTTTTCGACAGCGATTTCCAATCTGCTTCGGCGCTCATACGCCCGCCAGCGATCGGCGTGTTGACGCCGGCGATCGTCGATTGAATGCCGAGCGCGGGATCGCCGCTCGCTTCGATGCGTTGTCGCCGCTCGACCCGGCGCTGATAGTTGATCCACGCATTGCGCTCTTTTATCAACGCCGCCTGGCGCTCTTCCTCGCCGAGCAGCTTCGCCGCCGCGCGATAAGCCGAGCCGCCCGATACGGTGCCGTTGCTGCGTCGCTCGATCGCCTGGCGCCGCAACTCCAACTGCTCGAGCAGCGCTTGCAAGCCGTCCTCGCTGATCGTGCCCTTGGCCGCGGCTTTGAGCCGCCCCATGCAATCTTCAAACCGCGCCATCGATCAGCCTCCGAGGCATGTCGCGCCTTCCTCCCACACACGCGCCGCCGCTTCGGCTTGGGCGCGATCTTCGGCCGCTTCGGTAAAACCGAGCTCTTTCGCTTCCGCCGCGCCGACACCCTCAGGGACGCGCGGTGCGGGCTGCTCAGCGGCACCTACCGCGGGGCCCCCCTCGGGTGGATGCTCGGCCGGTGCCCCCTTGGCGGCTGTTTCTGGCGCTTCCGCGTCTTGGGTTTCTGATTTTCCAATTTGGGGCGTTTCACGGGAAACGCTCTCTGCCGTTTTTTGCCGCTCGGCGATGTCGGCGCGCAACGCGGCAGTGTCGACCGGCTGCGGGTTGGCCGCGACGGCATCGGCCACGCGGCTCGTCTTTTGATCGTCGAGCGGCAGCTGTCGCCCGGCCGCCATCCGCGCCGGCGCTGTCGGCTGCATCAATTCCGCCGCGCGCTGCAGCCGTGCATCGCGCTCGGCGCCGAGCGCCGTCGCGTGCGCGACCTCATCGGCGCGTGGCGGCCGCCCCCCCTCGGAATTGGCGGGCGGCGCGACCTTGGGCAGCGGCGACAGCGCGACATCGGCCGCCTTGCCGCGCGCTTCTTTTTCGATGTCGGCCAGCCGCGCCGCGATCTGCTCTTGCTGTGCCCGCGCCGAGCGCCGCATCTCGAGCGGCGCCGCTGTCTCCTGCAGCGCCTCGGGTGTCGTGTCGCCCAGGAGCTCGTCGCGGCGCTTGAGCAAGTCCCGCTGCGCCTCGGGCGTCAGATCGGGCGAGGCGAGATTGCGCTCGACGGTTTCGAGCCGGGCGAGCGTGTCGCGCGCCGCAGGCGCATCGGGCGAGACATCGAGCCCTTTCATGAACTCGTCGAGCTCGCGGCTGCGCTGCGTCAGCTGTGTGCGCTCGCCGAGCGCCCGCAAGCTGTCGGTGTCGAGCACCGGCAACTCCGTCGCTGCGCGCGGCGCGAATTCCGTGACGATCGGCATGCGCGACGTGAGGAAGCTCGGCACCACTTCGACGGGTTGATCCTCGGCGGTTTGCGCCAGGGCGGTGCGCAAGGCCGATTCACGCGCCGCCGGGTCCGCGTCGGCGATGCGCGCCGCGCCGCTTTGGCGGAATCGCTCCGTGACCGGATCGCCGAGCGGGCCGAGCCCCAAATGCAGCCCGCCGCCGAGCAGCCCGCCATAGGCGAGATCGAGCATGACATCGGACGCGCCGTAATCGTCCTGCAGGGAATGCGCTTGCGCGATCTGCAGCGGCTCGAGCGCCGCTTGCCCGACGACGCCGCGCGCCGCACCCACCCCAGCCCGCACGCCGGCGCGCCCGACCGCGCCCGCGGCTTCGCCCGCGCTCGCCAGCCATGACGCATAGCGCGCTTCGCCGACCACAGGGATGAAGCTCGCCGCGAGATTGACCGGATCGAGCGTTTGCCCGACGAAATTCGCGCCGAAGGTGGCGAGCGACGACAAGGCGCCCGGCGGCCGGCGGCTCGCCGCGTCGGCGCGATAGAGCTCTTCGCGCTTGTCGTTGTAGATATTCTGCGCGACGAAATCCTGCACCGGGTCTTTGAAATCGAGCGCGCCGGGAATTCCATAGCGCGAATTCGCTTCCTCGGGCGACAGCGGCGGCGGCAAATTCAATTGCTCGCCGAACGGCGATAGACCGCTCGCTGCCATCGATCCTTCCATCACGCGCTGCGCCGATTTCGCGGTCGACAGCCAATCGACCGTATCCCACGGCGACGACGACATGCCCTCGATGCCCTCGGCGCGCGCATCGGGATTATCGAGGATCTTCCCGAAGGTGATCGGCATGCCGGCGGTGTCGGGCATGGCTAGGCCGTCAGTTCCTTCACAATCCACATGACGGATTGCTCTAGCGCCGTCATCGCAAGGGCGTTGTAGCGCCCCGGCTTTACCTTCCCGAACAGCACTTCCAGCTCGGCGGCCTTGTTCTTGATGTCGTCGTGCAGCGCTTTCTCATCGTCGGTGAGTTGACGATAGCGAGGACGAAAGCGGCTCGGCGTGATGTGCTCTTGGGCTTGGCGAGCGTCGGGAGCTCCTTCGTACAGATCGGCCATAGCGGTGTCCTTTCTCTAAGGCGCGATGAAATTTTGCTCGGGCGTCACGGTCGGCAGCGGCATGGCGCGCGCGGCGCTAAACGGTGCCTCGAGCCGCTGCCCGTTTTTCAGCATCACCGGGTTGCGCTGCTCGTCGAGCATCACCATGCCGTCGCCGTTTTCGTTCGTGACCCACACGCCTTTGCGGCGGATCGAATCGAGATAGGTTTGCCGCAGCTGCGCGTCGGTCAGCTTCTTGCCGGCGGGATTGGCCGGCACCGGCAGATCCTCGGGCTTGAGCGTGTTCAACACCTGATTGCCGTAGGCCGCGACCTGATCGTGCAAGCCCTTGGGTGCGCGCACCATGCCGTCGCCGACGAAATCGAATTTATCGCCGACGATCGCCTGCACCGCGCTGTCGGCCGCGTTCGCCGCTTTGATGCCGCCTTGCTGCATCTTGGCATAGGCCAGCATGCGCGCGGCTTCCTCGATGTCGTCCGCTTTCTTGCCGCCGCGATCGTTGAACGCCGCGGATTGGCGCAGCGATCGAAGCGTGTCGTTTATGCGAATCTCGTTATCGATGGTTTTCTTATCCTCGGGATCGAGCATGTCCTGCAGCGCGCGCTTGCCGTCGCCGAGCGCATTGGCGTAGGTGATGCGATCGCCCGGATTGGGAATCGCCGGCAGCACTTCGTAAGCGGTCGGCAGCTTGCCGTCCTTCACCATGTCGCGCATCACTTGCGGCCACGCCGTGCCATAGGCGTCGCCCATCTGCGTTAAAGTCTGCGCGCGCTGATCGGCCGGCGCCGCCATGATGGTTTGCGCGAGGCCGCCGGCTTGTGCCTTCGACATGACCGGGCGGTTGTAGCTCGGCTGGCCGAGGCGATCGTAAACGCTATTGAGCATCGCCTCGGCTGTCGGCATTTTCGACGGGTCTTTCTGCGCCGCCTGCATCGCCTGGGCGAGCTCGGGCGCGGCCTGGTAGGCGAACTGCGCCGGATCTTCCTGCAAGGCTTTCTGCTTTTGCTGAATCACTTGCAGGAGCGTGTTGTAAACCTTCTGTTGGTCCGCGAAGCCCGGCCCTTGCGGCTTGTGTGCCTCGAGCAGCGCGCGATCTTCGTCCGGCGTCGTCATTTTCGTTTTGGTTGTGAAGCCGAAGATGCTTTGCGCGTCGTCGAGATCGCTCGCCATCTTGTTGCCGCGCGTCGCGCCGAACATGCCCACCAAAGACGCGCGCGATTGCGGCGCGACCGGCTCGCCGGTCGTCATGATCGACATGTAGTTATCTTCGTAGTTTTGCTGCGCGACGCCTTTCGCTTCGTCGCTGCGCGCGCGGGCGCGGCTCTCGGCGACGCCGAGCATCATTTCGCGGCGATACTCGTCGAGCCACGGATAATTCGTCGGGTCTTGCAGTTTCTTGACCGCGACGGCGGGATCGGCATCGATGTCGCGCCGCGCGAGCGCGGCGTCGCCGCGCTGGCGGAATTTCTCGATATGCTCTTCGCCTTGCAGCGGCGAAATCCAATGCCCCGCGGTGATCGCCTTCACGTCCTCTTGCGCGGTGTCGGCTACTTGCGCGCGCTCGATGTCACTGCCGGCTTGCGCGTATTGGTGCGAATATTGCTCCATACGCGACGCGAGATTGGCTTGCTGCGCGTCGCTCTCGAGGCCGAAGGCGGCATGCCCGGTCTGCAACTCGCCCGTGATCGCGCGCTGATCGAAATTCGATTGCCAATTCGCTTTGAGCAGCGGGTCGACAATCCGGTCGCCCATATCGCTCTTGATCGCGGCGCTGTCGGATTGGAATTGCGCGATCGCTTGCTGGCGATCGGGGATCTGCGATGCCTTGAATTCGGCATCGCCGAGCCGCTGATAGGATTCGGCGTTGAGCTCGGACGCCGCCGAGAGGCGCCGCGCTTGGACATATTGCTGCTCGAATTGGTCGTAAGTGCTCGCAACCTGGCCGGCGGCGGAAGCGATACCCGCCGCCGGCTGCGCGCCGAGCGATGTCGGCAGATTGGCGCCGCTGCCCGCCGTCTGATCGGCCGTTAAGAACGGGATCTTCGCCATTTATGCGACGACGACCCCGTTTGATGGCGGCGCTTCGGTCGCGCCGGCGGCGTTGCTCGCGGTGACGATGCACACAACCGTCGTCCCAATATCGTCAGGCGTGACGAGATAGGAGGCGCCGGTGCCGATAACCGTGTCGTCGTCGCGAATCCATTGGTATTCATACGCTGTCGGCTCGCCCTCCCAATTACCCATCGTGCAAGTGAGCGTGTCGCTGTCTTGCAAAACATGCGGCACGTCCACATTCACCGGCGGCGCTTGCGGCGGCAGATCGTTGCGCAGCACCGAGATCGACGTATCGAGCTCCCATTCCTCGGTTGTCGGCGGCGGGTCGACCGTCAGGTAACAGCCCGACCGCCAATCATTGCCGACGATCGTGAATTGCTGATCGTTGTGCGTACTCTCGAGCACGGCGATAACCGCGCCGACCGGCCATTGCGCGCGCGGGAAGGCATGCGGCGGCCCGATGATGTGCTGCGGCGCATTCGATTGAAAACGGAGATTGCCGACCACCTGATCGGTATCGATGTCGACGTTCCAATTCTCATTACGGACTTCTTCCATGTCGTCACCTCTGTTGGTCATTCGCCGCTACTCGGACTGCCGTAACTCGCGAAAGGATCTTGCTCGATCTGCGCCGGCGTCGGTCCGCTGTTGGAGTTGCTGCTCTTCAACAGCGGTTTGGTCGCGTCGTAGAGCTTGGTCGCGCCAGTCAGGATCGTGGCGCCGGCTTGCGCCGTGCCTTGTGTCGCCGCCGTTTGGCCGGCAGAGAGTTGCTGTGTCGCCTGGACATCGGCGCGGTACTGGATCAGCCGCTTATTGAGCTCGCCTTGCGATGCCTGGTCGGACATCACCAGAAGCGGCGAGCCCTCGAGCGTGGCCCCCGAGCCGCCATAGGCCGCCTGTTCCGAGGCGATCTTGCGCCGCATGTCCTGATCGGCTTGCGCCACGTCGCTCGCCGCCGATGTCTCGGTTGTCGCCGCGTTGTATTCGCTGGCCGATTTCGCTTGCTGCCCGGCCTGTTGCTGATTGACCGCCTGGTAGATCGTCGAGCCGACCGATACCGCCGTGCCCGCGATCGCGGCGACCGCAGCGACTTCCTCGATGCCCGTCATCGGGAAAACCTCATCGCTTCACCCGCGCATATAAATCGAAATCGCGCCCATCCGGCGCATAGGCCGTGCATCGCCCCTCGAAAGCGAAGCCGAGCGCGCGCGCAAAATTCGCGCCGCCGCGAATATCGACGGCAATGTGCATCTCGATGCGGCGGAACATCGGGTCGCGCTGCTTCATGTCCATGAACCGCCGGAAGTACCGCACGCCGACCGCGACATCGCGCTTGTCGCAGAATTCCGAGATCAGCGACCACGCCACCGCGCGCCCGGTCCAGCGCGGGATCAACCCGGCGCAACCGCAGAAATAACCGCCGCGCAGCATGGCGACGCTCAGCCCGTCGATCGTCGCGACAGTGGCGAACGCCTCGCCCTGGACCATCGCCGCGGTGAGCGGGTCGCGCTCGAGCATGCGGGCGAGATCGAGCAGCGCGCGCGACAGCGGCACGATGCGCCGGGTGACGGCAGGGCGGTGCCGTTGCAGTCTCGGGCGAAGCGGGAGCACGTCGCCGCTCATGGCGCCAGCCCGCCGACATCGCCGCGCAGCCCGAGATAGAGCACGGTCAGCGGCAGCGGCCCGTCCGTCTCGACCACGACTTGCCCCTCGCGATCGTAACCGCCGGGAAAATCGACGCGCTGCACGCCGGTATAAAGCGGCGGCGCCCATCCCATCGGCGCGGTCTTATAGCGATGCGTCAGTTTCTCGGTGATCTCTTCCGGCTCGCCGGTCATTTCGTCGGTCACGACCGCACCGAAACGGCAACCCATCGATTCGAGGAAACGCAGAAAGAGATAGTTGATGCGCTTGATGCGGCCTTGTGCCGATACCGGCGAGCGCGCCGGCTCGAAAGGCATGGTGACAAGCCGCGACGTGTAGGGCAGGCCGACGACGGCGAAAGCTTTAGCCCCATCGAAAGCGAACACGCCGCCGTTCGCGATAGTTTGCCGGCCGCCGTCGCCGCCGTCGGCTTGCGCCGCCGCGATCTCGCCGACGAGATGGTCGAGCCCGCTCACGCTCGTATCGGGATGGCCGATCATCCAATCGCCGACGATCGCGGTGCCCGCGGCGCGCGCCGGCCGGATGTAATCGACATGGGCATTGCTTGGCAATGGAACGGCGGTGATGCGCGCCACGCCGCCGTTGAACAAGGCGATGTCGCCAACCATATCGCCGGTCAGCACTTGTCCTTCGGGCAAGATTACCGTGTCCTTGCCAGCGCCGGGACTGATCGCCTGGACTTGCGGAATAAATGGCGTTTTTTGCAGCGCGCAATCGACAAACCACGCCTCTTCCTGCGCTTGGAGCTCGGCGTCGAAATAGCGCGCCATCACTTCGATGGTCCGGGTTTCGACGCCGGCGATCGTGCGCAGCACTTCAAGCCACAGCTGATCATAACTCCCATCCGGCGCCGGGATGCAGGCAATGCTTTCGACCCGCGGCAACCCGCCGTACAGCTGCCCGCCAAGTTGATGCCGGTGCCAGGCAACGACTTGCTCGTCTTTGAGATAGGTGAGGCCGATCAGCGCGCCGTCGCTGCGCATGCACCACACGACGCCGTAAGGGCTGCGCTGATAGGCGATCTGTGTGATGCCCGGTTTCGGCAGATGCTCGCTCAGCGCCGCGAGATCGGGACCAACAAAGCCGTCGACCGTCCACTGAAACGTCCATTCATGCAGCTTCAACCCTGGCGAATTGACGAAGAGAACCGACTTGCCGATATGCTCGACGATCGCGGTCTTGCTCGAGGTTAATTCGGTTTCGCGATAAATCTGCACATTGGTCGGCGTGATCGATGCGCCGTTTCCGCCGGCCAGCATGATGAACTCGCCGCCGGTCGTGCCGATGCCCAATTGCGGCGCTTGCGCGGTGCCGGCCGAGTGCATCCAGAGGATCGCATTCACTTCGTCGTCGTCGAGCGTGAAGGCGAAAGCCGAATCGTCGAGCACCGCGCCATCCCAATCGGTCGGCGCCATGTTGAAGAAATCGCCCGTGACCGAGCCCCACACCGTATTCGGCGAATCGTTATTACCGCCGACACACAGCCGCTCTTGAAAGAATGTGCCGCAATAGGGATAGCCGGTCGTCGCACTGAAAGCGCCGAGCGACCAATTGACGGTCGGCCCGGTGCCATCGAGCGCGCCGGGCCGAATGCCGGTCGTCACATCGGGCTTGCCCGAATGAGCCCCGACGACCGCCATGACCGTCAGCGGATCGATGACCTGTACGATCGTCAAATACCCATAGGCCGCCGTGCTTGTGTCGTCGGTCGGCGCCGGCGCACCGGGCACCAGCTGCGCCGAGAAGCGGATCAGCCGCCCGACATCGGTTTGTAGGAAGCCTTGACCGCGATTGATCTGGCTAGCGTCGCTCGCGATCACCTGGAGCTCGCCCGTGTAGCCACCCGCCGTGGTCAGCGTCGACGCCGATGTATTCGGCGGCAGATAAGGACCGTCGATCCAGTCGACCGGCGCGATCGTCCAATTCGTATGCGACGTGCGCGACAGCCGATAGGTGGCGTAACTGCCGTGAAACAGAAACAACTCATCGGCCGATTGCACATATTTGAGCATCGGCAGATCGGACCACGAATAGGGCGTGTTGATGATGACGAAGTTGCCGCCGCTCAACACCGGCGTCCCGTTCATGGACACGCGGATATAGCCTTGCCCGAATTCGAGCATGTAGGCTTGGATCACCGAGAAAATGAACGGGATCAGTTTCAGCGGGTAGGGTTGCTCATACCCGTAAGCGCTGAGTTCGGTGCCCGGTCGCCGCGTCACGCCGCCTTGCGGCAGCGGCACGAAATTCAGCATCGTGTCGGCGCCGATAAAGTATTTTTCGTGATCGGTGCGGCCCTTCATCCGCGGCGAGAGCTCGCCGGCGGCAAACGAATTTATCGAGACATCCTGCCGCGCCATCGCTCACTCACCAGCGCGCGCGCAGCCAGCGATCGACATCCCATTCCTCCGGGCTCGATTCCTGACTGCCGATGCTGCGCGCCTGGCCGGTCTTGTCGTCGACCTCGCGCAGAAGCCCTTGCACTTTCGAGTCGCTTTGCGTTAGCGGCTCGGCGAGCTCGGCGGCGATCGTCTTGCCGAGCGCCTGCACCAACAGCGCGTCGAATTTCGTCGTGTCCTGCAAATCCCAGATATAGATCAGGTTGGCCGGCGGATCGGTGTTGGTCAGAAGCGTGTCGCCTTCGATCTCCCATTTAACGAGATCGTTGTCGTTGAGCTTGACGACACGAAGAAAATCGTCGGGCAGCTGATAGGCGTGCTGCCAGCCGAACAGCGGTTGCGCCGGCGCATCCGCCAGCACCGCACGCTTGCGCGCGCAATTCCAGATATGGCCGCGCAGCACGGCGCGGCGAATGTCGTCGTAGCGCTCGCGGCACAACGCCGCGCGCTTATAGGGGTCGTCGAGCGATTCGATCGGCAATTCGCCCAGCGCGATCAGGCCGATATTGCAGATCGAAACGATGCTGTCGGTTTGTGCCATCGCCGCGCCTCATGGGAAAAAGCCCGGCGCGCAAGGGGAGGTTTGCGCGCCGGAAGGCTCACATGGACGCATCAGTCGAGGACAAAACCCGTGCGCACGCGCAGCGTGCCGGCCGCCGGCAAGGCACCGCCGGCGGTCGTCAGAATGATGTCCTCGTAGCCGAGATCGGTGCGGCCGCTGTCGCTGTCGTAGCCGATCACAATGATGCTGCCGAAGCCAGGCATGCCGAGGATGTCTTGTTTGGCATTCGGCGCGGCGATCGCCACCGCCGCGCTATAGGCCGCCGCGTTGTTGAAATCGCCAGCCTGGAAAGTGACGGCGCTCGCGGTATCGGACATGAGCGTGATCGATGTCAGTGCCGCGCCGATCGGCACGCGTGCCACGGCGATCTTGGCGCCGGCGGCTTGCGCCGCGAACGTGATTGTCTCGAGGATCGAGCGCTCGCGCGAGCGGTTGAGCGTGACCGGCGGAAGCTGTTGCACGGCGCCGGCAGAATTGGCTTTCAGCATCGCCATGATTTGACCATTGGCATTGGAAGCAGGCATTTGGAAATCTCCTGATCGGAAAGAGGGAAGGGACTAGCGCGCTCGGCTCACGCGCACTTAATCTCGGCGAGCTTGCACTCTTCGAGCCGCGCCGCGCCGACCGACATCGCGCAATAGACGTAGACCGAGAAGCTTTTGTCGGCCCGTTCTTGAATGCGCGACCACACATCCTTGGCGACGCCAAAGCCCATCGCGCTGCGGCGATAGGCGGCGCAGCGGCGGAAGCCATTGGCATCGAGGCCCAAGCGCTCGGTCCTGATCCAGTTAAACCCGAGGAAGGTGTTGATCTCGCCGTTGACCAGCGCCTTGACCGAGTTGTAATCGGCCGAGGTGGCTTCGGTCGTTGCCAGCATGTTGCCGACTTGCTGCGCCGAGCACGCCATGTAACGCGGCTCGCTCTCGTCGCCTTCGGCCGCGTCAAGCGCGACTTTCGCCTCGATCACTTTCGAGATCGTCATGCCGGCATTGCCGGCGCCATTGCCGTAGGCCCAGGAATTGACCGCGACAACCGTGCCGGGCTTGGCGGGCTGCAGCTGCGGATCGCCGGCGGGCCACGGCGCGACGGTCGAGCCGTCCTTGCCGGTATAGGCGTTGACGAAAAAGGCATTGATGATTTCGTCGTCCTCGCCGCGCTTCATCGCATAGCCGGCGTTGCGTGCGTAATTGCTCTCGGGATCGATCAGGGTGCGAACTTTATCTTCCTGATCGACGAGATCGCCCCATTCGTAATCGTAAGGCGTGACGCGGCGACGCAGATGCAGCGAGTTAAGGATCGGGCTATCGCCGTGGCGCTGCGTGCGCTTCACCGCGGCGGTCGGCGCCAATTGATCGAGGAACGCGCTTTCGCCGGTGATCGTGTCCTCGAGGCAGGTCATGCGCAATCGCGACTCTTGCTGTTGCGCGATGAACCGGACATTGCCGCTGAATTGTTGAACGAAGGCGGTCGTGATGGTGAAAGACATCGGGCACTCCAATTCGAGAGAGGGTGCGCCGTTCTTCCAGAGCGGCGCCCTCGGTTGCACTGTTTCGGTTGAGCTCCCCGACCCCGTTGCGCGCCTGAAAGGGTGGCAACCACGTTGGACCCGTGCCTGGCGTTTAACGGCCGCCTTGCGCCGATGGCTTTGACCGGACCCGCGCTGTCACGCGCGAGCTCCCCGGCCGCCGCAATTCATTCGTCGGGATAAGCGAATTTATAAAGCCGCTCCATCTGGCCCATCGCATCGGTATGGCCGGGCGCGCGCTTATCCTGATAATCCTTCATGAACACCGTGTCGCGCTGTCGCGCGGCGATCTCTTGCTGCGCCTCGGCCGGCGACAGCGCGCCGGCGCGGCCGCCATCGCCGGCGCGACCGATCACACCGTCCTCGGACAAGCCTTCGCCGAGCTTGACGAAGAGCTTGACCATCGCCGGGTTGTTGCCGAGTTGCGTCTTGTCGAGATAGTCGACCAGCGAATCATCGCCGTAATGCGCCAGCGCGCGATGCGCCAAATCGATCTTCTGATCGTAGGCCGCGCCGTATTCGCTTTTGAGCGTCGCGACATTGGCGTCGTGGTCGCGCACGGTGCGCTCGGTCGCGGCTTTGTGCGCATCGACGCCCTGGCTGTTCCACCAATCGTAAAGCGCGCCGACTTGCTTGTCGGTAAAGCCGAGCTCCCAGGCTTTCGCCACGAAATTCTTTTGCAGCGTTTCGTTGACGCTCATGCCCTCGGGCAAGGTCGGCGCCTTCAATTGGTATTTGTCCGGCGCCGGCGGCCGGCCGAGCCGGTCATAGACTTCGCCCCAAGCCTTCTGATCGTCGGCGCCGGGCAGCGCGAGCACGGATTTTGGGTCGCGGCCGATCAGCTTCGACGCATGCAGATAGGATTTCGCCAGGCCGCCGAGATCCTTGATGTCGCGGAACGCGGCGTCGCCGCGAATGTCGGCCGGCAGGGTTTCGGCGAATACCGGCGCTGCCGCGCCATCGCCGCCGCCACCACCGCCGCCCCCACCGCCGCCAGCCCCACCGGCGCCATCTCCCGCGCCGGCGCCCGCCGGCGGCCCACCTGCTCGGGGGGAGACAGTGGCCGCCGACGCTGCCCCGGCATCGTCTGCAGGCAGGAGAGCAGGGTCGACGCCGAAAGTTTGAATCGGGAATCGCATAAATCAACCTCTTCACTTGCTCGGGCGCTGCCGCGTGCGGTCGACGCCCTTGATTTTGCCTTTGTTGCGCGAGGCGTAAAAAATCTGCTTGCCCTTCTTCGGCCCGTACTGATCGGCCATCGCGGTCATGATCGTGTTGCCCTTCTTGGTCAGCGGCATGTCATGCCCTCGGGCCTAATAAGGCGTGTCCGCCGAGCGTGCAGACGTAAAGGTCGTAACAAAGCCAAATCAGCGCCACGATCACGATCACCGCGACAATGATGCGAATGACCTGCATCGCGAGCGTGCCCGCCCAGCCGAGCCAGCCCAAAACGACCGGCAGGAGCCGCATCAGAACGGCGACAACGCCGCAGACAACGACCAGCCACACCAATGTATGAACCAGCCAGAGCGCGGTGAAGCACATCGCAATCCTCCCTACGCCTCTTCCGTTTCAGCGAACGGGTTTTCGCTGTCGCGCTCGCGCGCCAGCGCCATCAAATCCTGCTCGCTCCACCGGAGCTCGCGCATGATGAACAGCACCATCGCGCGCTTGCCTTCGTTGAACACGGTGCCGTAAGGGTCGCCGTCGAAAGAGATCGAGAACAAGCCGGCTTCGCGCGCCAGGTCGCGCAGCACGACCGGGCCGTCCATCGAGGCAACGAAGAGATTGCGATAGGCGGCGTTGACCGCAAGCCGCCGGCGCCATTGCGCGATGACTTGCTTCGGCGTCGCCATCACCGATTTCTCCGTGTCGCCAGCGCGGCGATGAAGGCGCGATATTCGGGTGTATCGATGCGCACGCGCTCGATGCGCGCTTGCTCGAAATCGCAGCGATAACCATGCCCGCGCTTGGCCGCGGCGACGCGCTCGAAATCGCGCTTGCGCGCCGCGTCGAGAAAATCCGCGACGTTGAAGGCGACAAAATGCATGTCGCAATAATGCAGCGCCGTCATCATGCGCAGCGCCCGGAATTCGCCCGGCGGATCGCCGATCGCGACCGGCGGCACGACCACGCGCGGTGCCCAAGTCGGATGCAGGCCGCAGCGAAAGCGCGGCCCGTTGCCGTCGCACACCATGCCGAGCACGATCTCATTCATCACGCGATCGAAGCGCTCTTTCGCAGGGAGTTCGCGCAACGCTTTCACGTCATCACCACCTGGTTAGACTGATAGGCTTCGAGCGCGCGGCGCGCGACGCGGCGGTAATAGGCGATCATCGCCGGCACATAGCGCGTGTGGTCGCCGCTCGACGGCGGCAGCGGCAGATCCTCCCACGTCCGGCAGCGCGCGATCGACAGCGCTGCTTTCTCGATGCGCTCTTCGCTGAGCGGTGTCCCGAGGATGTCGATGCCATCCATCATGCCGCCTCCTGCACCGGACCGCCGCCGGCGCCTTGCACGGCGGCATGCGCATCGGCGAGGTTCTTGACCGCGCCGGTCGCGTCCTTCGCCGAGCCCGCCATGCTTTCAAGCTGCATGTGCTGCTGCATCGCCTGCTGAGCTTCGGCTTGCTGCTGCTGTTCCTGCTGCAGCCTCTCGGGCGTCTTGATGATTGACGGCGGCGAATTGAGGATGCGGCCGCCGACGCGCACGATCTGATCGGTATCGAGCACGGCGCCGGCATTCTGATTGATCGGAAGCAGGCTTTCGGTCAGCTGGATCAGCCGCATGATCTGTTCCATCTCGCTCGATTTCTGCGCGACAGCGATCGGCGACACGTATTCGACGCGCAGCGCGACGCCCGACAATTCGGGCGGCGGCGCCATCAGCGGCGCATCGGGCCGGAAGCGCAGCGCCAGGCTCTTGCGGAACAGCATCGCGAACACGCGATCGATCAGCGGCGACAGGAATTCCGATTGCAGCCGCGCCAGCATCGGCGACATCAGCCGCATCTTTTCGTCGCGTTGCTGCAGCACGTAGGTCGCTGTCACGCCTTTGCCCGAGCTCGCCGGATCGGACTGATCGGACGGCATCAGCATGTAGTCGACGTAAAACGCGCGGATGATCTGCTGGCGGATCGAATTCAGGAGCTCGATGCCGAGATTGACATTGCCATCGGTCTTGATCGGCAGGATGCGATCGTTCGGATTGAGCGAGCGGCGGTGATAGTTGAGCGAGCCCGCCTCGGTCCTGATCGGCATGATGTAGCCCTGATCGGGCAGATCGAGCGGCGGGTCGATGACCTTCTGCGCGGCTTTGAGCACCGTGCGCATCATCTCGTTGAGCATCTTGATGTCGGGCAGCGCCATCATGCCCGGCCCGCGGCCATAGATCTCGCCGGTGATCTTGGAGAAGCGCGGCACCAGATAGGGAAACTCGGGAAAGCCGCCGACCGAGATTTCTTCCATGTCCTCGCAGCTGAGATAGACGCTCTCCCATTCCATGTGCTGCGTCTCGCCGCCGCGATCGGGATTGCGATCGAGCCGCGGGCGGACCGCGTGCATGAACGCGAATTTCTTGTCTGGGTTGTTCTCGAGCGCCGCGAGCACCTTCTCCCCCGGCCCGCACGGGCAGCGCGGCGATTTCGGCCACGCCTGGACCGCTTGCTGCGCCGTGAAGCTCCATTTGCGGATCAGCGTGTCGACCCGATCCTCTTCGTTCTCGGCGATGACGCATTCGCGCATATGCCGCGTCGAGAACAGGATGCCCGACCGCGCGCTCTCGATCACCGCCATGACGGCGGTGCCGATCGAGCCGATGTCGAGATAGAGCTCGTTGGATTGCGACGCGAAATTATGCTTCGGCCCGTTGAAGATCGCATACATGCGCTCGCTCGTATCCTCGAGCCAGAGCTGCACGCGCTGATTCGCGTTCAAGCGCTCATCCTCGCACCGCAGCGTGAACCAGCGCAGCGACGGCGAGGTGAGCAGCGAATGCAGCCCGGCCGCGAATTGCTCGAGCGCCAGCACCGGCGTCGCGTCGTAAATGTGCTGCATGCGCTTCTGGCCGGGCGATTTTTGCGTGACGTATTCCGAGCGCTCGGGATGGCAAAAATCAGCGACTTGCTGCCAATGGGCCTCAAACGTGCCGCGATCGCCTTTGAGGCGATCGAAGCGGCGCGTGATCTCTTTCGCCCGATCGCTTGCCATCGCGCTATTCCAGACTCGGTTGCTTCGCCGGCGCGGCGCGCGGCGCGGTGCGGGTGCCGTCGCGGGTGCGCGTCAAGACGGTCGAGCGCTGCGTCGCCGTTGTGCCTTTGGCGAGCTCTTGCGCGAACAGCGCATTGCGCAGATTGCCGGCATCGACCGCGCTCATTTGCGCCGGCGACGGCACCGGCTGCGTGCCGTCCATCTTTTGCGCGAAGAGCGGCGCAACCGCATCCTTAGTGCCAGGCGCCGGCAAGCCGGGCGCCGGCGCGATTCCCGAGACTGGCGCGAGGCCGGGCGTGCTCGTTGGATCGTGGACATCCATGCCGGTCATGGACCGCCTTGGCCGAGCAGCTGCTTTTTGCCGAGCGTCGCCGTTGTGGTATCCCCGAGCCCGGTTGTGAGAATCGTGGAGCGCCGGCCTTGCGCCGATGCGGTCGCAAAACGCTGCGCGGCCGCCGCGGCCTGCACGGCGGGATCGGTCACTTGCGGCGCCGGCGCTGGCGGCGGCGGTGCGGCTTGCACAGGCGGCGGCGGCGCGTGATCTCCACCAAACGGCATAATCTTTACCCCAATCGTGGTGGCGGGTTGCTGTCGGGCAGGCGGCGCAGCCATTGCGGAAAGGGCGGCGCCGGGCCGGTGATCGCTTCGATCTGCGCTTGCGTCAGCGGCTTGTAACCGTTCGCCGCATAGGCGGTGAGTAGACCGTCTTGGATCGCGCGCGTGAGGACGATGCCCGGCGGGATGTCGTTGCAGGGATCGTACCCGTCGCCGCCGCTCACCCGAGCCCCACCAGGCCGGTTGCGGTCGTGCCGGTCGATTGCACGCCCTGAAAGGCGATTTTGAGCATCGTGCCCGCCGGCACCGCGGCGAGCAGCACCGGCGTCAGCGAATTGGTCGGCACCAAGGTCACGTCGCCGCCGCCGCCGACCCACAACGCCATGAATGGGCCGATCTGATTGTTGTCGGTTTTGACGATCGGTGTCGCCTGGCGATAGACCTCGCCGATGCGCGACGGCATGAAATTCGGCGGCTGCGTATAACCCGCCACGTCACGGCGTCCTGATTTCGCCGGCAAGCAACACGTCAGGTTGCGGCGGCGCGTCGAGCGTCAGATAGTTGGGCGGAATAACGCCGGTTACATAGCGCTGCCCGCTGTTGCGCCAGGAGCCGCGGAACTCAAGCACGTCGCCGACCGCGAACATGGCGAGCGAGCCGGTGCCGACGACCGTGCCGCCGTTACCATTCGGCGGATTGAGAAACTGGTAGGTGCCCGAATAGCGCTTCGCCATGCCGACATCGCGCGTATAGGAACCGTTGATCGTCGCGGTAGGCGGATGGTTGTGGCAGAAATTTTGCCGTTGCCGTGTCCCGATGCGATCGAAGCACATGGCGCTATCTCCCAATCGTCGAGCGCGGTTTTTCCTCGAGCAGCGCGATCGCCTCGCGCAGCCGCGCGACCAGCTGATCGGGCTCGCCCCAAAACGTCACCGCGCTCGAATCGTCGTCGCCGTCGCGATGAATGAACCATTGCGGCCGGCCGTCCTGGCCGGGGAAGGCGAGCATGAAGCGCACGCCGCGCAGCGTGCGGCCCTCGACGGTTTTCACCACCGCGACGATGCGACTGGTCAATTCCTCGGCATAGACATTGACGCGCATGGATCTCACTCCCTCGACTTGCGGCGGCGATGCTGGCCGCACCAATCATTGCCTTGCTTGCGCATAGCTTGCGGCAGGAAGCGGCACATGCCGCCGAGTTCGCCGAGCGCGCGCGCGGCGCGCAGCGCGGGGTCGTTCCCATCGGCGGATTCGGGAATAGGCGGCGGCGCCAGCCAGAAATTGCAATTGCTGCATTCGTCGCTCGACGCCGCGACCGTCTCTGCGGGCAGGCTGCTTGCCTCTGCAGCCTGCCCGCCATTTGCGTCGTCGCGCGGGGTATCTTCGTGGTGATCGCGATGGACGCGACCTTGTGCGTGCTTCGCCGCCATCACATCACCACCGAGCGGGCGGCCAAGCTCGGCAGCGAGATTTTTAGGCGGTAGCTAGGAGCGCGAGAGATCGACCGTGGGAGCCGCCTTGTCATGATCGCCTCGCCGTCCCTGTGGTGGGGCGATCATGGTCGCGCGTTTCACAACACTGTCACAGCCACGCAAATGAACCAAACGAACCAATTTGTTCCACTGACGTTCTAGGCTTCCGTTTCCTTACAGGTGGTCGCTGAGCGCATTGTCGATGCGCCGCTCAATCTCTTCGTCGGTCAACTCGGGATGCTCTAGCCCAATCTCTCCGCGTAGCCACGACCGCCGCTGAGCGCGATGCATCTCTGCGCGTTCTTCAGGAGACATCGCGTGATACTTCCTGACGGCCAATGCCATCAGGTGATCCAATTCCGGCCGCGGTGTTGATGGTGGAAACTGCATGGTCCGGCTCCCTATCTCGCTTCGTCGTCGATGATCTGTTTGGCTGCGTCTAGGTCGGGCGCCTCGCGCACCCCGCTCGGAAGCGCCACCATGAGACGCCAACCATCCGGGCCATGGCCTGCGGCAATCATGACTCGTCCGAGCGCCAGCCCGAGATATTGGTGCGCGTAGCTATTGAGGATCGGCACCGCAATCGCCGCCTGCTCTTCGGTCATAGCCGGTTTCCCTTGCTCCTACTGTTCGCCAAGATGTATTTACGGGGTGCGGCACGCCTCATCGAAGCGCTTGCGCCACTCGTCTTTCGGGAAGGACCGCGCATAGAGCATCGCCAGCAATTCGCCAATCCCGAAGCCTCCCCGACAGCCGCCCTCCACTATCGCCGGCTGATCTCCGAACAGCGCGCGATAGACCTCGTAGGCTCGCAGCGTGATCTCGGTCGGCACCCGTGGCTTGCGCATGATGCTCTCGACCTGGACGGGGTGAAAGTCGGTCACGGCGTTCCCCTCTTTACGCTGCCTTCGGAGAGAAGCTCTTTCTTGAGTGCTGCGATGTCCATGTTCCCATCCTTACAGTCTGTTTGATGATGACTTTGTGAGCCGCGCCTCGACTGCAAGAGCGAAGCCGGCCGAGAACGCTGCCCATAGAGAGCCAACAAGGTACGGGTGCTCAACAATGATCTGCCCCTGCATCGGCTCGGACACCTTGAGCGTCCGCGCCCATTTGTCGGAGTTGGCCGCTTCGTCACTCGCGCGATACGCCTCCCACGCGATCATGAGAGGATGGTCATCTGGTAATTTTTCCATTGCCGGCATGTTGGTCTCCTAGTCCTTCTTCTCGGTGACGACGTTTCGCCTCCTTCGGGTTTTTCACTCTCTCAACGTCCAGAACTTCGCAACGCTCATCGCCCAACCGAATATGCCCGCGTGTGATGACGGCGATCATGCCGGTGCCGTCATCGTCATACGTTAGGTAATATTCGTGCTCGGCCACAGCGGCCCTTTCTCAGTTAGCCAGCGTGTGCTGGCTCATAGGTCAAAGCAAAGATTTCCTGCTTACAGGGATAGAACTCGCCTTTGACGCCTTTGATGATGAAATCGCCGGGGCGCGCAACCATTTCCCCCTCAAGAGTCTGGATGCGAATTGTATCATCGTCGCACCACGACGCCTTCGCGCCAATCCAATCGAGGAGCGGCTTGGCCGCTTCCCAACCGCCACGCCATAGACGTGCTTCAATCTCGACAGGCTTCTTGCGGAACTTCGGCATAGCGGGGCCCTTTACCGTTTGACGTGGTGACGCGCTAAAAGTTCGTCGAGTTGGTCATCTGAGTGATCGAACCAGCGGTCGGGGATGGTCAATTTTTCGCCTTCCCGATGGACGCTCATCTTACAGGCACGCCCGCGCACGTAGTCCATGGACAGCGCGATAAAGCCTCCCGGTCTCTCTCGCTCGACTATGGCGCGCGCCTCGTCATCAGCGAGGGGAGCCGGCGTAGCATGGATAAAGCCGAGTCCCTGCGGGCTCGAAAGGTCATAGACATCCTGTGCGAATTTGACGAGATCAATGCCGGTTACGTCGATTGCCATTGGTTCGGGCCCTTTCGGTTAAGCGGGCTACCAGTGCCGCCGCCCTGACGCACGCGCGGAGGTGGCGGCGGATCGCCGATGAACGACAGCAGGTGACGAGCCGCCCGGCGGATCGTTTCTTCATCATCTTGCGTGATCTCTCGACCGCAAAGGCACTCGCTTTCGATGGTGACGATCTGCTCGCCATCAGCGAACACCGTAACGCCCCAATGCTGCGGTCTCGCCATGGCTTCCGTTTCCTTACAGGTGGTCGCTGAGCGCATTGTCGATGCGCCGCTCAATCTCTTCGTCGTTCAACTCGGGATGCTCTTTGCTTCCGCATTTCGTTCTGTGCCGTCAGGCGTGAAAACAATCATTGCCGCATCTTGCCACTGATCGGATTGCGGAACTCGAAAAGGCCGAAGCCGGCAATACCTGTGCCGACCGCTTCTTGCTCATAGCGTTGCAGCGCCGTCTTTGATCGCCCGAATTCGCGGGTCAATTCCTTCCACGATCGCGGGCACGATGTCTGCCGCGCGCTATGCACGGCGATGCCGATCGCCTTGCGCTCGTCGAGCGTGAGCACGCGCCAGCCGGTCATGACGAAAACGCCGACAACGGATCGTTATCGTAATCGGCGACACGGCGCGGCAGATCGGCGGGGTTGTGGAGATCGCGCTGTCGCTCGGCGGTTTCGTAATCCTCGCCGCCGCCGCAGAGCGCGTATTGCAACGCATCGTGCGGATGGCTGGCATCGTTCTTGTCGGGCTCGAGCTTGAATTGCTCGATCTGCGGCACGTTGAGCTTGCGATAGCGGTAGGTGCTGTTGAAGCCTTTGCGCAGCACGACGCAATTCGGCGACAGAAGGAAGCCGGGCAGGCCATCGATCTTGCGCGCCAGCGGCCGGCGCACCGCCTCGAGGCGCGGGATCAGCGCATTGGTCGGTGCTGCCGCGATGTCAATGGCGGCTTGCGCGCCGATAATCTCGATCCACGATTTCTCGCCGGCGTCCTTGTCGACGCCGTAGGCCGCGCTCGGATCGGCCCAGGCGTGAATCACGCGATGCGCCGGGAAGCGTTCATGGAGGCGCTGCGCCAGCATGTCGGCGAAACGCATCGCGCCGGTGCCATGCTCGGCGACGAGCTCATCATAGACGCGCCATTGCCCGCCCGGCATGTGCTGCGCGAACACCGCCGCCGGCGATAACCCGGCATCGAGTCCGATATGCAGCGCCAGGCCCGGGACCGGCCGCAGCGGCTTAGGCGCGACATGCTCGCTATCGATCCATTCGGGATAGACCGGGCGGCCGTCGCGCGAGAAACCGAACTCGTTGCGGATGAAGCGGCGCACCCACCAATCGGGTTGCCCGCGGATCTGCTCGTCGTAATAGCCCTCGGGCAAATTCGCGATGTTCTCGGCGCCTTCGACCAAGGCCGATGGTTGGCGAAAGAACGCGATCGAGTGATCGGTTTCCGAGGCTTCGACGATGCGCTTGTAAACCCAACTCTCGGTATCGGGCGCGTTGAAATCCATCAGCACGCCGCGCCAGGTCGGACCGCCATGCTTCATCGACGGGTAACGACCGACGCGCGGCAAGCCGTGCGTCAGCACATCCTCGGCCATCAAATCGGCTTCGTTGAGGTAGAGCCCGGTCGGCTCATAGCCGCGCATGACATCCTCGGCGCTTTGATCGCCGATCGCGATGAAGTCGAGCCCGAGCTCGAGCACGTCATTCTCGCCGAGCGCCATCGTCACCAGCGCTTTTGCCGGATCGCCGAAGCCGCCGGACCATTCGCACGCATCCTTCGGCACGATCTTGTGCCAGGACGGGATCGTGGTTTCCCAAAGCCGCCGGTAGGTGTCGCGCACGACGCAGATGCGGAAGTGCCGGCGGCCGTCGATCGGCGAGCGCGCTTGCTGGCCGCCGAGCATGACGATCTTCGTAAAGATGCTTTGCGTTTTCCCCGACCCGATCGGACCCATGATCGCCTGGATGCGCGCGGTCGAGTGCATGAAGGCGCGCGCCACCGGCCCCGGCGGGCGCCAGTGGATCGAGACATTCGCGCTCACCCCCGCCCCCCGGCCCGATGGGCTTTGGCAAGATTGCGGCGATGACCGAAAGGCCGGGCATGCGCGTCAAGGGTCGCTCGCACGGAGGCGCGAGGCCGGCGCGACCGCAAACCGGGGTGCCGGGTCGGCGGACGAAAATGCTCGCGCGGTTTGCGCGGATCCACCGCGATCGAGGCGCGGCAAGGGCAAGGCCAGCTGGCGCCGCGCAGAGGATTAGCAATCCTCGCGCAATGTCGCTTTTTCGCTTGTGTTATCAATGACTTGCTCATGGCGTGTAACTTCCTCGCGTGTAACTGGCGCGGATTGATCGCTGCTAACTATTTGATTTCCCACGATCTTGCCTTCGATCGTCAGCGCTTCGTCGTCGCCGAGCTCGGCCGGCTTATCGCCGACCTCAATGTGCAGATAAACAACCTTGCGATCAGTGAGATTCACGGCGATCGGCTGGCGCTCATGCAAATACGGCGCGAGTGCTATCGCCGCGTGTCGCTTTTCTTGGAATGCCTCGAGCGCGCTGCAGCTGAGCGCGCGCGCCAATTCAGCGGCCGGCGCAACCGCCATTTGCGCCAATACCTCGAGCGGCGACGCATAGCGGCTTAGCAGGAATTTCGCGAATTCAACCGTGCGCTTATTGCGCGCGCCGATCGGCCGGCCAGGTCCGCGCGGCGCCCCGTCGACGGTCGCCCGGACAGGCAATCCGAGCAAATCCAGCTGTTCCGGCTCTTCTAGCAGCGGCTCAGCTTGTTCCATGACGAGATCAACCGCGGTTTTCGTGCCTTTTGCGCTTTCAGCCATTCGGTTAATTCCCAATATTTAATGATTTCAACGGCCTCCCGGACCGGGATGCAATCGGGATGCGAACGTGCTCGGATAAAACGTTGAAATGGCGCTCCTATTTATACATTCCTCCCGAAATCCCGAAATCCCGGTCTCTCTCTACGTCACACGGGCGCGGGTGCGCGCGCATGCGCACGCGCGCACACGTAAAAACCGCCGGGATTTCGGGATTTCGGGAGGATCGGCAGAAAACAAGGGTTTTTTAGGCATAGCGCGGGAGGGCAGCGGGAGGGCGCGGGAGGGTATCCCGTGAACACAACGGGCGAGGGACATAGCGCGCGGACCTCTAAAATCGGAAGGATTCCAGCTTTTGCCCAAATTGGGTAAAATTCAAGCCATAAAGCCGCACGCGATCGGCGCCAGGGATTCGCACCAATCAACTGAAAGAATGAAAAATAACGACGCCATCGAATTTTAACGCTTGACGATAAGCAATAATTGCTTATAAAAGTGGCTCGGCGCAACAACCCAATTTGGAAAACTTGCGCGTCAATATAAGCAATAGTTGCTTATAACCAGTGAGAGGAAATCATGGCATTCGACGTTTACCAGCATGTAACAGACAAAATTGTCGCCGCGATCGATCAAGCGCTGTCATGGGAAAAACCGTGGAGCAATGCATTCGGCGCCGGCGGTGATCTCGCGCGGCCGCTCAATGCGATTACAAAGCGGCCTTATCGCGGCATCAATGTCCCGCTGTTGTGGGCGGCCTATGCGCCTACGCCGTATTGGGCAACCTACAAGGCTTGGCAGGAAGCCGGCGCCCAAGTCCGCAAGGGCGAAAAGGGCTCGACCATCATCGTTTGGAAACAATGGACCCCAAAAGACGGCGCCGGCGCCACGGCCGATGGTGAAGAGCCGCGCGCGCGCATGATGGCACGCGCCTATAGCGTGTTTCATGCCGGCCAGGTCGACAATTGGGAAGCGGCACCATCGGCGCCGGCGCCGCTGCAACCGTGTTTTGAGCCGGTCGCCGCGGTTGATGCTTTCGTGGCGAACACGGGCGCCGTTGTGAAGCATGGCGGCGGCCGCGCGTTCTACATTCCAAGCGCTGACTATATCCAAATGCCCGAACGCGGGCACTTTACCGGGTCGACGACATCAACCGCGCAAGAGACTTACTACTCGACCCTATGCCATGAATTGACGCATTGGACCGGCGATAAAAACCGCTGCAACCGCGATTTTTCCGGCCGGTTTGGCGACAAGGCATACGCTTTTGAAGAATTGATCGCCGAGCTCGGCGCCGCGTTCCTTTCCGCTGATCTCATGCTGCGCAATGCGCCGCGCGCGGATCATGCGGCCTACATCAAAACGTGGCTAAGCGTTTTGAAGAACGATAAACGCGCGATCTTCACGGCCGCCAGCAAAGCCGAGCAGGCTTGCACCTATCTCGCGCAGCTGCAGCAACCCGCCGCGATCGCGGCCTAGCGCGATGCTCGCTAGGGCGCCGGCCTCGAGCCGGCGCCGTGGCGAGCCGCGCAATGGTGCAACGCTCGATTAGGGAAGGCAGGAATTTACCGTGGCGAAATTATCATCGTTCAAAGGCAAAGGTCGTTATCCGGCGCCGGTTTATGTCGCCGAAATGTCGACCGGCGAAAAACTCCGTATGTCGTTTTGGTCCGACAAGTCTAAACCGATCAACCCCGACAACGGCAAACGGCTTGTTGAACAAGTGACCGGCGCCGCGGTCATTGCCGGCCGCGTGGAATGGAACGGCGCCGAGCGCGTCGCAACCCCGTCGACGATCGCCCGGCCGAATTGGCGCGCGATTGCCGACAAAGCGCGCGCGGCCTTGCAGCGTGGCGACATTGCGCACGCGCTTGCGGTTTTGGAGCGCGCGGCATGACCGGGAAGCGCATCAAAATTGTTTGCGACGAATGCGGCTCGGATGATGTGCGCCGCGATGCCTATGCCGAATGCGGCGCATCGCGCGCCGCGTTAACGACATCGTAGGATGCACCTATAGCGACGGCCAGCCTGAGGGTTTTTGGCCTAAGCAACCGTTGCACTACGATGAAAACGGCCGCGAAATCTCATAAACGAGAATGGGGCGACGAAACCGACAAGGACGCGGCGAGCGGTGAAAATTGCTCGCCGCGTTTGTCTGTCCAGTTTTAGCGATGCGGCGCCGGCCCTGCCCAGACGCACTATAGCACTATCACCAAGACCGATTTTGTGTCGCGCCGCGTCTTTGCTAGGGTGCAGCAATGAGCGATTAAAGAAGGGCCGGGCTGTGTGGAAGCATCTACGCGAGGCGCTGCGAGTCGGCCTTTGGGACGACGTTAGTATCTGGCGCTGGATCGCTCTCTGCGGCTGGCTGTATGCGCTTTCCTATGTCATCTACCGCTGAAAGGGCCGCCCGATCCATGGAAATGATCAAAGACGCGCTGAAGCCCGAGGCTTTGGAGCAGATGCGCGAGATGTTCGCGGCTGAAGATGAGCCGGTGAACCGCAGAGAGCGACGGAAGGCCGAGGCGCTTCGCTGGCCGCATCGATGATCCTCGGTCAGTCAAAGTAGCCTGCAAACCAAGCTGAAGGAGAGATTCTATGGACGGCGCATCGAGAGAAATGCCGCGGTATAAGTGCCACAAGGAAGTCTGGGCGCTGAAGATCGCTGCAATCGAGATCAACGAGGACAAGTCGGCGAAGATCGCGCCGAAGGACGATGGCTACGCGCCGTTCGTCACCGAGCCGGGCTGGGCCGGACGCTTCAAGGGCGACGAAAACGATCCCGGCTACTATGTCGTCTACGACGACGGCTACAAGTCCTGGTCGCCATCGAAGGCGTTCGAGGACGGCTACGCTCTCATCCGATAAAAGGGCCGGGATCATGGCGAACTACACTTACATTGATCGCATGAGCCTCAAGTTTATGGTCCGCGCTCAAAAGCTGATGCTCCTGGCCATGTTGACTGAAGGAGGCTTGACTCCGGCGACGGTGGCACGGGTTCGCGCGCTTCTGGATGAGGAACAGCTTTTGAAGATCGAAACCGAACTCGGTCGGCTTGGGCCGGCAGATTAAAGAAGGGCCGGGATATGACGCCAAAGAAGATCGAGACCGGACGGGTTTGCGCGGTGTGCGGTAAGCGCACCTCGCCGAGCGGCCAGAAGGACAGCGTATCGAATCGCGTTGACCGCATCGAGAGCCGGCTCGCGCGCATCGAGAAGCGGCTCGATCTGATCGGCGAGCCTACATCCTGAAATTGTGAGGCTGAATGACTCGTTATCGCTTCCTGCTTGCGGCGGCCGTTCTCGCGACCGCGACGCCTTCCATCGCTGCGCCCGCCGCCTTTGACGGCAACGCGCTCGCCGAAGCCAATGACCGCGCGCTCGACGCGGCGACGGCTTATCATTTAAGCGAAACCCAAGCCGGCGAGCGCGCGCGCCAGGCGTGGTCCGCTGATAGTCTTCACACGCCCGACCCGACCGCGCTCAAACCCGCGCCGCCGGCATTCCCGGCGAGCTCCGCTCACGATCTCGATAAGCTATTTATTCCGCCATCGCTGACGACATCGCCGCCGCCCATTCCTGCAGCGAAAGCGCCGCAACCGATGCCGTTCACCTTCGGGAAGATTCTCGATAATCCCGACACGCGCGCGCTCGGCATTGAGTGTATGACCCCTTAATCCTCGGCCGTCGCGAAAATCTCCGCCATCCTGATTGCTTCCTCGGGTGTCGCGCAGCCGGCGATCGCCATGACGCAAGCGCGGATATAGCCATCGTCGTCGATTTCCGTGGCAAGGTATTTCTTCGATGCCTGTCCCAGCTGCTCGATCATGTCGACGATTGGCATTGTGCTCTCCCTCGGACAGCGATCAATTCATTCAATGAATTCGTAGCAGTGCCGGCGTCGTTAATGGTGCCGTCTTTGTAGGGAGCGAGGATCGCGTCGACCGCCCGCAATTGCTTTTCGAGGGTCGCGGCATAGTCCGCGAGTTTTGTCTCAACCGCGATCACTTGCCTTTCGAGCTCGTCGATGCAGTCGACGGCGCATTCGATCATGCGCCCCGCGGCGGGTATCTTATTGCGCATCGCTTTCGGCCTCCTGCGCGGCGCGCTCGGGGTTGCCGTCGGGCGGGAATACCGCGCGGAAGGGGATCAGCACCGCGCGCGACGTGCCGCCCCGAAACCAAACCGGCTCTTTTGAAGGCTCGGCACCCGGCAAGCGCAAAAGTGCTTGCTTCCAGACGCCGGTGCCGCCGGCGCGCGCGGCCCAATGTGTGCCTTGGAACGCGCGATTGAGCTCTTTGTGCGAGAACGCGACGGCGAGAAAAACCGTGAGCTCGCCATCGCGATAGCGGCGCAGCACTTTCAGCCCGTGATTGCCTAGGATCTCGCGCGCGTGGTCCGTGCCTTCCTCATAACCGATGCCGGCCGCCGCGCGCCTGATCCATTCCATGCCGCTGTGTTTGCCAGCACCATCGAGCGGCAGGCCGGTTGAAAGGATATGCTGCAGGCAGCTTATTTCGTCGGCCTGATCGTCGCCGGCATCGCCGACACGGAATTGCGCCAGCTGCAAGGCGATGTCTTGCGCATAGTCGACAAAGCCGCCGTTGTCGTCGTGTTTGATGAGTTCCGCCGACGACAACAGCGCGGCATAGACATCGGCCGTCCGCGCGCCGACACGCTCGGCGAGCAGCGCATCGCGAAAAACCGCATGGACATGCGGCCAGCGTTCCCATCCATCGGTGAGGCGCCGTAAAATCTTGCGCCCGATCTCGCGCAGCTTTTGCGGCGCGAGATCGGGCGCGGCTTCGGCGCGCAGCGGCCCGAGCTCGAGCACGGCGATGCGATTGCGATCTTGCGGGCGCAGCGAGGGAATGAGGATCGAGAAAAAGAAAAACATCGAGCGCACGGTGAATTCCGTGCCTTGGTGATCGGCGCCGCCGCGCAACATCATCGTGCCGGACGCGGCGAGGCGGGCGAGGCGCAGCACCGCATTGCCGCCGCGGTTGTCCTCTTCGGCTTCGTGCTCGTCGATCGCCACGGGCAAGGTTGCGTGCCCGAGTTTTTGCCAGATGCCGGCGGCGCTCGGATCGCTGACCGCGATCAGCCGGCCGCCGTTGACGTGCTCGAGCAAGTGCTGCAGCGTCGATTTGCCGGTGCCCGAGCCGCCGGTGATCCATTCGAGCGGGCGCCAATCGATCGCCCCGCCGATCATGCCGCAGCCAATGCCGCCGAGCAGAAGATCGGCATCGAGCGCGCCGCGCTTCCAATTCCATGATCGGAGCAGCGATGCAAGCCAGCCGCCCGGCCCATCGTCGCCGCCGCGCACCGGCGACGGCCACGGCCGCGGCAACGAAGCGCGACCGGGATAAACATAGTTGCCGATCATGCCCGGCAGGAATTCCTTGCCGTTCATCAGGACGCCATCGCCGCAATGCAGCACCAGCGCGCCATCATCGCCGCGCCATGCGCCAGGCCCGCGCACGCGGTTATAGCTGTCCCATTTGCCGAGTCGCGCACACGCCGCCGACAGTGCCTCGGCCGCGAGCTCCGGGCGCCAGCCGGTTGTTTCCCATTCAGTGCCTTCGCGCCGCTTGATGAGTGTCTTGCGCGGCCAAAACTCATAAAGCAATTCGGTCTTGGAACCGAAGAGCGTCATGATGGTGAGGCGCGTGTGATCGCTGGCTTTGAGCTCGACCAATTGCTGATCGGCATCGAGGTAATAGCGCGACGTGCCATTAATCCCGAGCGGCGTGACCGGACAATTGGGCGGCAGGCCGAGATTGTCGACATCGATCGGCGCTGCCGTGCCGCCCCCGGCTGCCGGCGGCGCGCTTTCCTCTTTCGGTTTGGCGCGCGCCCGCGTCGCACGCTTCGGCGGTCCCTCGCTTGCGGCCGACTCGCTCGGCATGTTTTCCGGCTTCGGCGGGATCTCTTCCGCTTCGTCGATCGCGAACTGCAGCCGCACCAGGCCCGGTTTCGCCGGCCTGTCGTCGATCTCGCCGGTCATGGATTGAGCGCCGGCTCGAGAGAATGACCGGACAGCAGCAACTCGTTGCTGTCGTGAACTTCGGGCGGCACGCGGATCAGCCGCACGCGCTTGCCCTGGCGATGAAAACTACCGATCGCCGCCTCGAGCGCCGCGATCGCCCGCGGCTCGGTGTCGTTTTGCGCCAGAATAATCACGCCGTCGAAGGCGGCCGGAAGCTCAATATTGCCCATGTTGCTGACCGAGATCGCGGCCCATGTCCGAAACTTCGGCCGCGCGATCGCGCCCGATAAGCCGTCCTCGATGCCTTCGCTCAAGAGCAGCCACTCGCCCGGCTCGGCACGCGATAGCGATTTCTCGGTATAGCCGCGCCACAAGCGGATGGCGCAGCCCGCATAGCGGCCAAGGACTTTCTTCGGCACCGCGAGCGGCGCCTTGCGCACGCGGCCGTCGCTCAGTGCCTCGAGCCAAGTGCGATGCACCGCGCAAACCGGCCCGCTTGGCGGATCGATGCCCGCGACCAGCGCCGGCCACGACCGACCCGACTCTTCGTTCCACAGTGAGGGATGAAAGCGCAGACTGCGCGGCTGGCGCTCGAGCTCGGCGAGGTCGATGCCCCGGCCGCGCAGATAATCCGCCGCCGGCGTGTTGCGCAGATGCACTTTCGCCTCGAGGAAAATCCGCATCGCCGCCGCGCTCTTGCGCTCTTGCTCGCGCAGCACTTCTTCGCTGCGGCGCTTCGTGATCTCGCTCGCCTCGCGCCGCTCTTCGGCGAAGCGCTTGGGATCGCCGGCGTCGAGCCCGAGCCAGGCCCGCGACCACGCCACCGCCTTGCCCTTGTCGCCGCCGAATTTCACTTGCGCGACCAGATCGAGCGCGTCGCCGCGCATGTCGTCGCCGGCGCCGTAATCGCACCAGATGCCGCTCTTGCTACCGGCGATGCGCACCGCCATCGAGCGGCCTTTCTCGCCGGCGACCGAGCCGACGCGCCACTCCTGACCATCGCGCTCGCCCGCCGGCAGAAGCTCGGCGACCAGGGATTCTATTTGCGCATTGAGCATGGCGGCGAGCTCGGCGATGTCGACCATCGGGCGCATGTCAGCCGGCCTCGCTGAGAACGGGCCGCGCGTAATTCGCCTTCATCTCGGCTCCATATTCGCGCTCGAGCGCCGCCGCGCGCCGTGCGACCAGGCCGATCAGGGAGGTGAGCTCCGGCTCGTCGTCGTGCGGGTTTTCCGCCGGCACCAACCCGGCGAGCCGTCCCGCGATCCACGCCGACCGGCCGCCATACTGCAGAAGCAGCGACAGCAGCACGCACGCATCGGTTATCAAGCCATTGAGATCGGTGCCCGCCTTGGTGCCGGCCAGGAAAACTTCGCCGACCCGGCCATCGCTATCGAAGCCAGCCGACAGCAAATAATGCTTCCCGTGCCACTCGAATTTATCGGTGACTTGTAGCCGCCGGGCGGGCAGTTGCCGCCGCAACGGCATGGTCCGGCGCAAGCGATGCAGCTTGATCCTGACCGACAATTCGGTGCGGTCGAGCGCCGCCGCGATCGCGGCAACCGGGTCGATGTCATGCCGGTTTAGCAGGTAGGCGATGTCGCCCGCCGACCAATCGCGGCCTTTGCCGGACGCGCCCCTGTCGCCATCGGCCTTCATCACGAAGCCTCGCGCGATTTTTTTTGGAATGTATCAAACGTAGCCCCCAAATTGGAGAATTTGCAACCCCCAGAAATCCTTGTTAGCGAGCGTCAGTAACAAGAGCGTGACTAGGCGGGGGGACGGCACTCGTCATGAACGGCAAATCAAAGCGGCCAAAGGTGCCGCCTAATCGCTTGCGCGAGTTGCGCCAGGCGCAAGGGCTGACGCTCGCCTCTGTTGCCGGCGCGGCCAAGATCGGCGCCACATCTCTCGCGCATTACGAACTCGGCACGCGCAAGCTGGCCGTTCCGAAACTCGAAATTCTTGCGAAGGTTCTGCAGGTTACATCGGCCGATATATTGAACGAATCGCCCGAGTACGATGTCAGGAAGCTGACGCGCGACGAAAAAGAGATCGTAAAACTCTTCCGCAGGCTCGCGCCGCATCGCCGCAAGCTGGTGATTCGATTTATCGGCCAGTGGAACGCACGCCGCGGCGGACAGAAAAAAGCCAAACGCGCGACTGCGTAATTCACCTTAGTTCGTCCAGCGCAAATAAAGCTTGTCATATTTCCACCGCACGGTTGATCGGGTAACTTGACTGCAGATCACCCAATTTGGGTAATCTTTATACCCGCTGCGGAAAGCGTGTTCCGGCTATGAGCTCACCCCGCGCCTGCCTCACCGAACGCCAAGTCGCCGCGCTCTTCCGCCATCATGTCGGCTGGCTGTTGCGCGAGCGCGACGCGCTCGAGGCGCGCGGCTTCCCCAAGCCGATCGTGCCCGGCAGTTACGACCCGCTCGCGATCGCCGCGTGGTTCGACCTGCAGATGCCGGCGGCGCTGCGCACACTCACCGCGCCGCACAGCCTCAACGACAGCGAGATCGAAGAGCAGCGCGCGGCGGTGAATGCCCGGCTCGCCGCCAATGGCGCGCGCATCATCCGCGATCTCGACGCACGCCGGCGCGGCCGGCGCGGTGAATGACATCTATCAGCCTGCCCGCTCAACCCCTTCGCCGCCGACCAGGTGGCCGCCGACCAGGTGCCGGCCGGCCACGCGGCAGCAAGAACAAGCGACTGAAAGCGATCACGCTACGTCCTCCGGTCAGTCTGGCGAATGATCTCAAAGCCTTATCCGCAGAGAGCGGCATGCCGCTCAATCTGATCGTGGAAACTCTCGCAATTCTCGGCGTGTTAGTAGCAACAGAACAGAACCCGCGTAGGCACTTGCCGCAAGCCGGT